CTTGACCTTGATACCTGTACACGTCTGCATCTCGTTCAAGGAAACCAAACTCCACTTTCGCACCACTGGGAAAATTCCAAAGCTTTTCAACTTCTCTGAACTTAGCACCGGGAAATGCTTGTGGATAAAGTTCACGAGACTTGTCAATCATTTCTCTTAGTTCTGGCATAGAACGTCTGAGGATTAAAGCTCTGTGTGCTTTCTTATGGCAATACCTTAGTGGGTCTACGATCATGGCAAATGATTTACCACCACCGGCAGCTCCACCATAAAGTACATCTTTTTCACCGGCAGCAAGGAAATCTGTTTGAGGTCCTTCGTTAGCGTGAAATAAAACTTTGTGGTTGTCTAGGTTTTCCTTGACAGCTTTAGGAAGCATATCAAGTTCGTCTTCAATAACAGGACCTTCTACAGTCTTGTCAAGTTTTTGTATTGTTTCTTTTTGTTTTTTGAAAGCTTGTCTAGCATTGTTAAGCTTGGCTTCAAGCTTTTTAATGTTACGCTGCTTACGACCCACAGTTGCTCTCGCAGCTTTGATAGCTTTTTCTGTTGAGGTCTGTGGTCTACCTGCTTTCTTTTTAGGGGTTCCATCTTTTTTTAAGATGAAGTTACCATCGTCATCCTGTAAGTAGAGATGAGGATTCTTCTCCCAGTCTTTCGTTTCGTTTACCATATTTTTTGTCGATGTGTTTCTTTAAACCGGGAGTAGAAATCTTTCTGTCTGTTTTGTATTCTAACCAATCAACTCCAGCTTGTAATGATATCTCTTCGTTGACTATCATATTTTCTACAACCTGTAAAGCTTCTAACTGTTCTTCAATTGGTTTTAAATATCCTGTTGTTTCATCTAACTCATAACCAAACGGAATGGTCGAAGTTTTTCTTTTCATATATCCGTCAGGTAACAACATTATTTTTTCCGTCTAGTTCTTGTCTTTTTAGTAGGTTGTAAAGCTTTTTTGAATAACTTACTATAAGCTTTCTTTACTTTCTCTAACCATTTATTAATTCCGTACATTATTTCTCCTTGTTCTTTTTACCAAAAATTCTATCCCAGTTATCTCTATAGTCTTGTGTATAGAATCCGGGTCTAGGATTGGCTCCTTTACTGTCTGATTTTTTATAGACGTGGTTTCTAAATGAAACTGGCTTTTCGTCACTACCTATTTGTTTTCCCATATTTATATTATATTTTTATTTTAAGAGGTTTATAAACAAAGTAAGTTGCAAGTAGTCCCGATGCTATAGCTGTTAATGCAGCTTCGCCAAATACACCAGCAAAGTGAGACGGATGAACCATCAAATCACCAACAAAACAAGCTGATGCAATCGTTACTCCATGAAACCATTTTTTATCTTTGTATTCTTTAAGAACAGTATAGCCAAGTAAAACTGCTCCAAAACCTGCAATAATTCCTGTTTTGTTTGCTTTAATCCAGTGGTCAAATGTAAGAGCAAATAAGTTGCCTTGTACCATCATAGGAAAGCAAACATAACAAGCCTGTTGCCATTTAATAAAAAAGTCTTTTGTTATTTGTTTTACCATTACCACTTTACCTTGTCAGCCCAATAAGCTGCTGAGAGTTTACCTTTGGCTATGTTCTTAGCGTGTCTAGCTTTGAATGATTTACGTTTAGCTTTCATACGTGCTGACTCACCTGCTTTAGGTTTACCTGCAGTTTTAGCTCCTTGCTCACCAAACCTAATAGTCTTAATCTTATCACCAACTTTAGCCACAACAATGTGTGACTTAGTAGGATGATTGGGAGTACGCTTGGGTTTGTTGTAACCACTTACTCCTGCTCGTTTTAATCTACCATCTACTTTACCACCTTTAGCCATTCTATGTTTAGCAGTTTTTTTTGCAATCTTTTCTGGTTGAGGTACATGTTGTTTACCTTCTTTATTACCTTTAGCTTTTGCTGCGTTGGTTGCAGCTTTTTCTGAAGAACTTAATTCTTTCCAAGCTGAATCAGGTAAGTATCTTTTTTTACCTTCACTTTCAGAACCATCAGAGGTTCTCCACTTTTGTTTACCCCATTCTATTAATGACTTTTGAGCTTTCTTTAATAGTGACATTACTTGTATCCTCCACCAGCTTTCTTATAAGCTTTGGCTAACATTTGTGCTTTACGTGCAGACCACTGACCAGCTTTACCACCTTTAGTTCCTGCTTTAATACGTTGAAATAGTCGTTTACGTAATCCGGGCTTGGTATAGTTACCTGCTTCGTTGACTTTTGATTTAGCCTTACCACCTTTGCGAAGTTGTAATCTTTCTAATAACATCAGTGTATAATCCTATCTTCTTCTTTAGGTATAGTATTAAGGTGTTCTTTTTCTAACTCATCATCCACATAGATGCTGTCTAACTCACCTACAACAACCAAATGGTTCTGGGCTGCAGCTATTTCTGCTTTCTCATAGGAGGAAGCTACGATGTTAGGACCTGCAAAGGTTGTACCGTAGGCTTCAATCTCAGTCAGAAATATCTTCATATTCTCCATCTTCTATATCTAATGGGGCTTTATCTGGCATTAAAAAAATTCCACCTGCATTCATGTTATGTGTTACGTCTACTTTATCTATTTTACCAACACCTACTCTATCTAATAAAGTTTGAGCTGCTGTAAGTTTATTATTTGCTTGAATGATAGGTTTCTTAGAATCCATAATTTCTACAAGCTTAAAAGCTGCTTTAGGAGCTGCGTTGGCTAGAATCTCTTGAGTGAGTTCTAGTATCTCAGACTTTAAAGTCTTTACAACATGATGGTAGTGACTTTTATACCCTGCAAGTTCTGCAGCCTTTTTAGCATCTCCTTGACATTCTACAAGGTGCTCTAGGAAAGACTCTTGTTTTTCTGTAAGTTCTCTTTTAGTTTGAGTTTTATCTATGCTTGGTAATATAGCCATGTTCTTTATTATAGCTTTACCTGAGAAACTTGTCAAGTTTTTAAAGTTTTTTTATGTACCTCTTGACAAAACCGTCATACGGATGTATAATAACTTTAGTGCCCCCCGGGTTCAAATAGTCCCTCCAGAGGACCCTCCTCGTCTAATTCTAGACAAAGAATTGTTTAAAAACATCCCCCTAAATATATCTTAATTAATACCTTAAAGACTATAAAGTTTTTGTAGTCTTTATAGCCCGACTGTAAACTAGATAGTCCTTATCTGGTTAATGCCATATTTCTTGTATAATGTGTAACCATGCTATATATACCTATGGGTGGTGGGGTGGTCTCCTGCCCTAGGGGGTACATAACAGACCTAGTAGGACTTTAGAGTTCTTAATTGAGATGTGAATAGAACTCTAGAGTCTATGAGGTTTATGATGTTATGTTTAGTTTCATTATAACTGAATCACTTTTCCAGACTTCAGAGTTCTAAAGTCACCATATTATAGTTAAGTCTCCCGTAAATCCTCCTAGGTCTTTGAGAACCTTATCAGCTTTCATCTGCACATGGGACACATAGTGTCTTTTGCACTACAGCATACTAGTTTACAAAGTCCTATTAAGTTTAAAGAGTTATTATGTTTAAAAACAATGGGGTTTGAAGACATATCATGCCAGAAAAGATTGTCAAGACTTTTCAACCTAAAGGCTACTTCGTAGGTCTTGACAATCTTTTCTTTACTGTCATGATATGTCAGTGCCATGTGCAGAAGAAACCCTCAAAGAACCTCAAAGTCCTTGGAGGATTTTCTCCTGTTTGTTAACTATAATATGGAGACTTTTATGTCGGATATATATATTATACTTACTGATCGTAATGGTATTGAATATCGTTGTGATTCAGTTAGTGAAGCTCTTGCAGTTTCTAACTACATAGTTAGTAAGTTCGGAGCTTTAAAAATGGTGAAATCAAATAGCATTCCAATGTTAGATGATTTTGAAAGAATAACTAGCTATTTCAACACAAAGGAGGTAAACAATGGCTAAATATAATGAAACTAAACTTCAATCAGCAGAGAGAGTTCTTGCTAGTATAACTGGCAAAGCTCATGCTAACAACAATGTTAGTATGTACAGAGTACCATCTAATATGCTGATTGATGCATACAGAGATAAACTTGCTGCTTCTGTTTTGAAAAAGCATAAAGAGTTATCTAAAAGAGATTTAACAAAATCTTATGGTAATCCTCTGTATGCTAACATGAGTTCAACATATGCACCTGAAAAAGGTATAACCTTTCTTCAATCGCAAACAATGTTGGTAAATGCATTGAAAGGTAAGTTCGATAAGAAGTTCATCAAAGAGCTTCTTGATTCTACTGAGAACTATTTAGTTCAAAATGCAAAGAAGAAAGCTAGTAAAGCATAACTTCTTATCGAGTTGAACTCAAAACCTCAAAGTCCTCAATGGGCTTTGGGGTTTTTTTATGTCTGTTATGTACTTTTTTTTTAGAGACCACTGACCACCACCCTAAATATTATAAATAAATAATATAAATAAATAATATAAGCTACAAAATATTTATAAATTTATAAATTAGGAAGGTATTGATGGTGTTGATGGCAGTTATGTAATATTTATGCAACAATTATGTAATATTTATGTGAAATTTATGTAAATTATATTACAAAAGCTGTACTTTTATTATAATTTTATAAGAAAAAAGTATATAAAATATTTAATTTTTTAATTTATTTATTTATTTCAAGTATACTTGGGCTTGACAAACTTGGAAAAGTGTGCGATCTTGTAAAAGCAATCGGCACAAGCCGACTGGAAATCTTATATATTTTATGGAGGACACTATGTCAAATATAAGCGACAACAAAAAACTTTCTACTTCTGATGTAGAATACTATAGTAATTTCGAGAACCTCGAGGTTAATATTGATGGCAATGAACCATATGAATTGTATGATTCGTCTGATGATAACATGGTTGAGAGAGATCACTTAGATATTCTTGAGTTCTGTGCCGAGCTTGAATCTTATGAGTATCTTGACGATTGTAAATTTGATTACTTGGAGGTGTAATTATGGCTGGTAAAAAACGATTAACTAAATCTCAAAGATTAAATAATTCTGCTAAGTTTGAGGATATTAAATCTGCAAAACACAGAATTATTGTTAGCTTCAATGATGAAGAAAAAGCAAAAAGATACCTAAGATCAGAAGGTTATAGGTATCAAGAAGTCTATTCTCACAAAGAAGATAGAGCTTTGTTATACAAGAACTTCAAAAATTCTTGGGTCAAGTTAGCGTCAACATTTGATTATCTCAATGATAATACTATGGAGATGGGAACTGTTTGGGTAATTGAAACAATTTAATTTAGGAGATAACTATGAGTTTTAATACAGCATACTTAAATACAAGCACACATGGTAGTAAAGATTTTACTGCAGGTCTTGATGAAATTGTAATATCTATGGATATAGATTGGTCTGATGGAATTGATAGAGGAACTTTATCTATTCCAAAACATTATGCAAAGGTTGATGTAGATTGTATACTTGCTAATGGAGAGTATCAAAATTTTAAAAGAAGAAGTGTATTTAGGTTTGAGTTTAGACCTCAATTTGGATTTCACTTAAAACCTTTTGAAGAACATAGAGATAATCTTATTGGACCAATGGGTAATGGAGTCTTTGCCGAAGTATCTAGTACAATTACTGATCAATTAAGTAAGATGGTCGGCTATCCAATATCAAGATATATACCTGTTCATGATAGATATGAAACACAAGAAATGTATGATGTTTTGTGTAGATAAAATCTTTAACAAGTATACTTGGGCTTGACATTCGCTTTCGGTTGTGGCATCCTGTAAAGCGAATCGAGGGCAAAGCCTTCACGAATATAAAGTAAAAGAGCTGACAATAGATCAGATAAAATAATATCACTTTGTATTCAGGGATATGGAGAAACACCAGCGTAAATAAAGTTTAAAGATAACCTGCATGAAACTCCCCCGAACCATACAGACATCATTGCGATTGTATGTGTAAATTCCCATTTGCTAGTTGATGGGTACAAACTAACTAGAACTCAATGGGAGTTGTATATCCAAGTTGAGTATAAATAAATACAAAGGTGGTATACCAGTTTGGTAGTTCTGCAAAAACTACCACCTTTATTAACCTTAATAACTATGGAGATAGATATGTCAAAATTGATATACAGCAGAAATGGTAGTGCGACTACTGAAAGCATTAAAAATGCATCACCTATGATTCAAGCAATATGGAATCAAGCACACAGCTTTGGTGCTAATATTGTTAGAGTAAGAGCAGAAAAGAATAGATTTGGTACTGATACAGGTCGTACTTTTAATTCTTTTCATCATGAAAAAGTATCAGTCTATAAGCAAAAAGACCAAGTGCATGAGAGTAATGCCTTGTATTTTGCTCAAAAGATACCTGTAACTAAAGCAAATACAGGGATGCAGATACTTGAAGTTGCTTCTAATCTTGATGTTCAAGATACTTTGGATATCATTGATGAGATTCAATACT